TACAGCGTCATTAATGTTAACCGCAGGGGCAAATCAAGCATCAACTATTTCTGTTGATGGTACACACGCTCTAAAATTTAATTTTGGTGCAAATGTTGGTACCGACGGAGGTTCAACAAGAATGATTATCTTAAACAATGGAAATGTAGGAATTGGAACAACCAACCCAGCTTATAAGTTAGACGTTACAGGTAGTATTTATTGTACAGCGTCATACGTTAGAGCATCAACCGCACCAGATGTTTGGTATAGCAATAATAATACTGACACATATACACAAACTGTGTTATACATGGCTCAAAATAATACTTCAAATAACGATGCTAATGGTTATTTCTTGGAACGAGGCAGAATAAGTAACAGTTCTACAGCAGAAATAAGAAGATGGGTAGTTGGTGCAAGAGGAGGTCAAAAACAAATGGTGTTAGATGGCCCTGGTACTTTAACCGTTGCTGGAGATGTGGTTGCTTACGGATCACCCTCAGATAAAACATTAAAGAAAGATATTAAACCAATAGAAAACGCGCTTTCAAAAATTCAAGACTTAGAAGGCGTAACTTTTACATGGAAAGACCCTAGCATTACTAACATAGTTAATGACATAGGTTTTATTGCTCAAGATGTAAAAAAAGTTTTACCAACATTAGTTCGTGAAAACGAAAACGGGAAATTATCCATGCGTCACCAAGGTATTATACCAATATTAGTTGAAGCAGTTAAAGAATTAAAAGCTGAAATAAAAGAACTTAAAAAACAAATTAAATAATGGCAAAAAAAATTGATAAAATATATTCATGGAATATTAATTCACTAGATACACACGTTAGCCACGAAGGTGAAGTTGACGTAGTTCATACGATACATTGGACGTATAAATGTACAGAAGGTGATATTAGTTCATCTATGATTGGAACTTATTCACCTGAATATGATAAAAAAGATTTTATTGAGTATAAAAAATTAACAAAAGAAAACGTAATTACTTGGTTAGAGCTTAATTTAGATGTTGAAAATATGAAAACATTATTAAATAATAATATAGCAATTCAAAAAACCCCGGTTTCTAATAGTTATAATGATCCCTTTGGATCTGAATAATAAGTTTAGAAAACGTATAAAACAAGTAATTAATAAAATATAGTGTAATTAAATAATTTAAAAATTAAAACCATGAGTGAAAACAAAATAACCGAAGAACAATTAAAAAACTTACAAGATTTAGTAGCTAAAATTAATAATGCAGCTGCTCAGCTAGGTAATATTGAAATGCAAAAGCACCAATTACTACACGCTTCTAATGCTTTCCAATCTGATCTTAATAACTTACAAAAAAGTTTAGAAGAAGAATACGGTAAAGTTAGCGTAAATATACAAGACGGTACATTTGCACCAATTCCAGAGGAAACACCTATTGAAACCGCAGAATAAAACTATGTCTTTAGTAAGAAAGATTAGTATAGGTAAAGATTATAAAAATGATGCAATGCATTACTCCGTTGGACAAGAAGTTTACGGAGGACATATTATATCTGAAATAGTAGAACAGCCTGATAAATTTTCTATTTTTATAAAAAAAGGTAAAGAAGTTTTACCTTGGAAAGATTTTAATAAAAATATGGCTATAGCTGTTGAGTATAATTTACAATATTAATGCAAAGTTTATTTAATTTTATAATTAAACCTAAACAAGAAAGATACGACAATAAAAAATATATCGATGATAATGAGCTAATTCTAAATTCAGAAATAGCAGATCATCGGTATGTTAGTCGTGTTGGTATTGTGACAGCATTACCTAAGTCAGAAAAAACTAAAATACAAATTGGTGATGAAGTAATTGTACATCATAACGTTTTTAGAAGATACCATGACGCTAAAGGTATAGAAAAAAACAGTAGAAGTTACTGGAAAGAAAATAAATATTTTGTAACAGCAGAACAAATATTTTTATATAAACACAATAATAAATGGCATGCTCCAAAAGATTATTGTTTTATAAAACCAATTCAATCGAATAATATTATAGAAAAAGAAATACCGCTTAGAGGTATTGTTAAATATTTAAGTGAAGACTTTGATAAAATAAAAGTTAATGATTTAGTTGGGTTTATGCCGAGCGGTGAATATGAATTTATTGTTGATGGCGAAAGATTATATAGGGTACTAACTAAATTTATAACTATTAAATATGAACGTCAAGGAAACGAAAAAGAATATAATCCAAGCTGGGCATAGAGCCGTAAAAGAACTTATTAAAGTTGCTAAAGAGCCTATAGTAGAAACTGAAGATGATATTTCTGCTGATAGATTAAAAAATGCAGCAGCAACAAAAAAGCTAGCTATATTTGATGCTTTTGAAATATTGAATCGTATTGAAGAAGAAAACGCTTTATTAGATAACAAACCATTAGAAAAAAAAGAAGAAGTTTTTAAAGGGTTTGCAGAAAGAAGATCTAAATAATGTATAAACAAAATTTATATAAGGTTATAGAGCCTATAAAAATAAATACAATTAAAAGATTAAATAAATCTAAAAAATGGGAATATGGATATAATAAAGAACATGATATTATCGTTATATCAAAAACTGGTGAAATTGGTGAAATATATGAAATCCAAAATCTGCGGATAGCATTACCAAAACCAAAAAACGTTTTTAAAGGTAATAATAAATGGGAAGTACAACAATATCCTAAAGCATTACAAAAGCTTAAAAGTATATTTGATTGGAAAGAGTTACCGCAAGAATTTAAAAACAAATGGCATGAATATATTGAAAATGAGTTTACTAAAAGAGAACAGGGTTATTGGTTTCGCAATAAGGGTGTTGATACTTACATTACTGGTACTCATTACATGTACTTGCAGTGGACTAAAATTGACGTTGGCAAGCCAGAATTTAGGGAAGCAAATAGATTATTCTACATTTTCTGGGAAGCTTGTAAAGCCGATGTACGATCCTACGGAATGTGCTATCTTAAAAACAGAAGATCTGGGTTTTCATTTATGGCATCAGCGGAAACTGTTAATCTGGCAACCATATCAAGTGATGCTAGGTACGGGATTTTATCCAAGTCTGGAGCTGACGCAAAAAAAATGTTCACTGATAAAGTGGTACCCATATCAGTTAACTACCCATTCTTTTTTAAACCGATACAAGACGGTATGGATAGACCCAAAACCGAACTGGCATATCGTGTACCCGCAAGTAAATTTACCAGACGAAAGATACTCGCGAACGAAAGGGCCAAGGAGCTCGCAGGGCTGGACACCACCATCGATTGGAAGAACACAGGTGACAACTCCTACGACGGTGAGAAATTATCGCTCCTCGTCCATGATGAAGCAGGGAAGTGGGAACGGCCGGACAACATCCTCAATAACTGGAGGGTTACGAAAACAACGTTAAGATTAGGTAGTAGAGTTATAGGAAAATGTATGATGGGTTCAACTAGCAACTCATTAGATAAAGGTGGTGAAAATTTTAAAAAACTTTATAATAACTCAGATGTTACTAAACGAAACCGCAATGGACAGACTCGCTCGGGATTATATAGTTTGTTCATACCTATGGAATGGAACTTCGAGGGATTCATTGATTCTTTTGGATTACCTGTATTCAATACACCAGAAAAAGAAATACAAGATAATTACGGAGAAGTTATTAATATCGGAGTTATCGAACACTGGGAAAACGAAGTTGAAGGATTAAAAGGCGATCAAGATGCTTTAAATGAATTTTATAGACAATTCCCCCGCACCGAAGAGCATGCATTTAGAGATGAAACTAAAAATAGTATATTTAATTTAGCAAAAATATACGAGCAAATAGATTTTAACGAAGAGGCTAAATACAGTGCATTAATAACCAAAGGAACTTTTTCGTGGAAAAATGGAATTAAAGATTCTCAAGTTCAGTTTACTCCAAATGATAATGGTAGATTTAAAGTTAGTTGGGTTCCAGATTTAAGATTACAAAATAATGTAATAATAAAAAACGGTATTAAATACCCTGGTAATGAACATATAGGTGCTTTTGGATGTGATAGTTACGATATATCTGGTACTACAGACGGTAAAGGGTCTAAAGGCTCTTTGCATGGGTTAACTAAGTTTAGTATGGAAAATACGCCAATTAATCAGTTTTTTCTTGAATATGTTGCTAGGCCACAAACAGCTGAGATTTTTTTTGAAGATGTATTAATGGCATTAGTATTTTATGGAATGCCTATGTTAGCTGAAAACAATAAACCAAGATTATTATATTATTTAAAACG